TTGAAACTGCGGACGCTTCTCTTCTCACTGCGATCGCAAGCGGAAAACTAGACACAGCAACACAAAACGATTTCGTTGTCGCTCGTGTTCTTCCTAACATTAATTCAACTGCGGCCGCGGATAATGATCAAGCGGAAGTTTTATTCTTCGGTCCTATCACTATCAAATCTAACGCTTAAGGAGTATAAACAATGGCTTCATCATATAGCAATATCCATCCAGTAGATCAGATTCTAACGAGCCTCGCGATCGAGTCCATTCCTTCGGACAATCAACTTATCGCGGATCAAGTATTTGAAAAAGTAAATATCCCTGAGCGAAGCGGGACTCTCCTCATTGAGAACACTCGGAACTTTATGGGAGCGACTGACCTTGACTTGGAGCGCGCTCCTGGATCAAGCCGCGCAATGATCGGATCTTTTGATCGGACTAACTTATCTTACAAAGCAAAGATCTACTCCGCAAGCGACTCAATCGCAATGGAAGATATCTTTGATTCTCAATATCCAGGATCAGAAGAAGCGCGTATCGTTCGCAAAGTTGCACGTACAATGAAACTTGCTAAAGAGAAACGAGCTGCGGATCTTCTTTTTGATACTGCGAACTTTACTAACAATAGTACAGTAGCCGCTTTAACAGGAGGAACAGGAAACAAGTTCAACGCCGCAGGTGGAGAACCTCTCCATGATCTTCATGTTGTAAAAGATACTGTCTTCGCGAACTCTCATGGAATCAATCCCGATTGCTTAATCTTGGGACGTGATGTATTCCGAGAGATTGCGCGTAATCCCGAAGTACGTGGATTCGCGGGAAGCGTTGGGAATGGATTGGCGAGCGGAAACCGTATCTTAAATGACGAAGTTGTAATCCAAGTATTAAAAGACGTTCTCGGGATTCCTAACGTATACGTTGGAGCCGCTCGTCGTGAGACTGCGAATCCTGGAGCCGCTTCAAGTGAAGGATACATTTGGACACGAGATACTATCTTCATGGGTATCCTTAAGGGATCCGATGCGGTTGTCTCTAAGAGTGGAAACGTTAAGGCGATGCCTGTAGCGGCTCTTGACTTTGAATTCAGCGGATTAAGCGCGGGACAATATGACGCTCTTGATTCAACTCGTCGTTATGTATGGAATGAGGAAGTTCAATCATTCACTAAGATTGACGACTCTTTCGCTTTCCTTTTGACTTCTTGTCTATAAGAGGCTGAGTTAATGTTCTGCTGTCTTGACGACCACGATCATATATTATTAGCGGAGAGGATCGATGCCGATGAAAAGGCCATTGAAGACCTCGCTCGTCAAGCAAAAGAACAGCCTCCAATCTTAGCCCAAATCACGAAGGCAAAGATCAAAGAACTCAAAGCGGAGAAGAGAGCCGCAGATCAATTCGGAGTTGTTTATAAAAAAGCGACTCGTCGTCTTATGGATTCCCTAAAGGACGCGATTGATCAATCTTCTCCCGAAGCTCTCCTCTCCCTCCCAAAGGATCAACTCATTGAATTGATCCTTGCTGGAGGGATTGCTGAATCTGTGGAAGATTTCATAGATCAGCAAAATAAAATGTTAGAGGCAATCAACGAATCGATATCAGTTGTCGATCCGACTTGGACTCCTCTTTTCATTCAAACGGAAGTCGAATCCATCCAAGCCTTGACAGTTCAAAACGTGTTTGACGATATAGTCGTTCCAAGCGTTGCGAAGAATGTTAAGGACTCGCTCCTCTCAATGGTTATCGATACTCCTCCTTCCTTAGCAATCTCGAATCTCGCTCTAAGTTTAGAGAGAGGAGCGGGGACACTGCAAACGGAAGTCAGAACAAAGATCTCTCAATTTGGAAGATCAGTAAACATGATAGCCGCGGATACTGTCGGAATGGATCACTATTTATATACAGGTCCAAAGGATGGAATCACGCGCTCTTTTTGTCGTCCTTTAGTTAATAAGGTAGTCGACAAAACACAACTAGGAAAACTAAACAATGGACAAGGATTATCGGTTCGGACTTCTGGAGGAGGATATAATTGTCGTCACTCTTGGAGTCCTGTCACAGAATCCTTTGTAAAAGCCGCGGGCCTTGACAAAGCGACAGCCGCGGACATATCCAAAGCCAACTCAGGAGGAAAGAAAAAGCGATGAGAAAAGCTGTACTAAATAAGAACTATTCTTTTGAGTGGATCGCTCCAAGTCCGATCAATGGGACTCCCTCCTTGACTTTGGATGGAATCAATTATGATCTTTCTTTGTCTCGTCCAAATGCTACAGTCTCCGCGATTGGAAACGATCGAAGGACATTGACTGTCGATAATCAAGGAACGGGATTGGAGAGGAATCAAGTCAAAGCCTTCCTCATTACGAACGGAGACACTTACTACAATGTCACAGTCGTGAGAGTTGTTGGAACTTCTGCAATCCTTGCCGAACCTCTCCCTCGTGAGATCGACTTGTCTTCGACTGCGACTCTTCAGTTTTCCCTTTGGTCGGTTGTCCTCCTTAGTACAATCAATGCTCTTTCGACAGCAAACACCTATCCATTCATAGTCAACTATGTTTCGGACGTTGGAGCAAACACAAGGAACAAGATCGACAAAGGATTGATCAAGTCCACTCCTCGCCCATTCACAACGGGATTGACTCACGACGATCTAGTCGAGATCTTCGCTCCTCTTGCTGATATGGTCCCTCGTCGTCAATCGGACTTCCTTAGTCAGATCAACGCCGCTCAAGAGGAACTCATCCTCCAAGTCCGTGATGTCGTCCTCGTTCAAGATGCAACTGAAGACGAAGTATTCAATCCAGAACAATTCAGATTAGCTCATGCTTATTGTACAGCCGCATTAATCTATGAACAAAATCTTCAAATGGATATAGCGGAACAAATGAGAGCGCGATGTTCTGAGTTGATGGAGATCGCTCTTCGATCTCTTGCTTTAGATCTGGATGGAGATGGAGTCATAGACTCGGGAGAGTTGGACCTTCGGGAGAGCGGAGGAAAGACAACCGACTTCCGCGCTTCATGGAAGAACTATCAACGATCCTCAAACGACTCCTTCTTCATTGCGACAAGAGGAATGCGTCATTAAATAGGAAATCACTTCCTATTTAGAAAAGGAGTCTCTATGGGTACAGTAAAATTAAAGTTTCCAAAAAAGCTTTGGACAAAAAAAGATACAATGAGACTCGCAATGAACACGCTTGCATCCATTAAGCTTCGGACGTCCAAAGGATTGGACGCGAACGGAGAGAAGTTCGATGAGTATTCAGTGAAGCCAATATACATCCCAATCGAAAAAGGGACAGGAACAAGACTCAAACCAAAGGGAGGGAGAGTCAGTCGGACGGGAAAGTCTGTTTTTTACTCTGGAGGATATGAAGAGTATAAGCATGAATCCCGAAAGCGAGGCGGTCCCGATGATTCTGCAAATGTGGATCTCGTCTTGAGTGGATCCTTGATGAATAACCTTGTCGTCCTGAATGCAGAGCAAACAAGATTCACAATCGGATTGACTTCTCATGTGCAATATTATGGATACTATGTAAATGAGAAGAGAGAGTTTATCGGACTCTCTGATAAGGATGTCGACATCCTCTTCAAAACGGTCCGCTCGGAGATCGCTAGCAAGATAAACAAGGAGGATAAAAAGAAATGAGTCAAGGAATATTCAAGAGTCTTGAGAAGTTGGAGGACATGATCCAAGCGATCGATCCGAAGACTGATTCTCATCAAGGCTTTGTCGCAATACAAACAGGGAACGGAAGGACTCTTCCTCTTGATCAACGTCCAAACTCAAATCGATACTTTGAGATTGAGACTGTCACCTTTGCGGAGGATGATGGATTGGCAGGATTAAGCGGAAGGAAGCGGACTTCCTTGGAGCTTAGGATAAGATATGATATTCCAAGCGACATCGGATTCTTAAAAAGATTGATCAATGAGGATGCGTCTAAATTGATTGATACTTTGAAAGGTCCAAACTATGATTTAAGTACGACAGGGATCGTCTCTGTTATACCTGGAATCCCATCAACGGAACCTCTCTCGGATGTTAATGGAGAACTCTTCGGATTCGTCCTTATCGTCCCTTTTGATTTATTATATTTGGAGGCATAAATGAGTGTTACACATCGATCTCTTTCAATCTCTCCCGAATCATCATTCGGATCTCTCGCCGCTTTGACGGGTCTTCCTTCGACTTCGGGTCTTACTTTTGTTTCTATTCCTTGCGAACGTGATCCCATTGTCATTTATGGGGAGCCTGTCGCAAGTGAGCGCAACGATGCGCGGGATGGTTCTTATGGATTACCTCCTGAACCCGATACCGTTTTTTCTTCTGGTGCTCGTGTTCGTCGCCGTACTGGACAAGTTTCTTTAAGACTTGACTTGACCACAATCGGAAGCGCGGCGAGTCACTATGACGCGAACTATCTTGGATACTTGTTAGGAGCAGGGTTCAAAACTGCAAAGCATTCTTTCGCAGACGATACCGCTTCGAACGTTACTAGCCAAAATCTTTTTACTCCAACTACAGTCGAAGCCAATTATACAATCGGTGGATTAATTGGAGTAGATATTGCAGGCCGCGCGGAATACTCCGCAGTAACTGACAATGATGAGAGCAACGACGTTGCAGTCTCTCCCGCTTTTTCTAACTTGACAACATCAAGCACAATCCGCGCTCTCCAAACGTGGTATCCTGGAAGCCGCGCAGAGACAGGAAACAAAGTGGCTTCCGTCGCTTTCCAAGTGCAAGGAGTGGACTTCTTGACGAATTGCTTTGGATGCGTCCTTGAATCAATCGCGATCTCTTTGGACAATGGTCGAGTAATGGCGGATCTAACTTATCAATCCGCTTGCATCCAAGATAATCATGGAGCCGCGGTTGCTCCTGTTGAACCGACTTATAACGCAGGATCTCCTCCGTTCTTTAGAGGATCTTACGTTGTCGTCTCTACGACTTCTCCAACTAGTTTAACGAATGCAACCGCAGGAGATAAGCTAGCGAGAACCGCTCTTGATTGTGAAGACTTCACCTTGACTATCACAAATACATTGACTCCTTTAGGTCATTCCAACTCAATACTCGCGATGTCGGATATGGAGATCTCGGACGTCGATGTCGAATTGACGTTGACCTTATCTTCTCCATCTACTACTTTAAACGACGATTATTTTAATCGAACGATTCGCCAAGTCTTAGTTGGGACAGGTCCAATCGCGGACGGCAAAGGATGCGCCTTCATGCTTCCCGCGGCTTATCTGACTAATGATCCTTCTCAGTATGACGTAAGCGGAAATGATATCGTTCGTCAAACATTAACTTACAAACAAAGTCGATTTGGTGGAGATGTCGCAGAGACAGGCGCGGCGAACTCTCCAGTAAGAATTGGACTCGGAGTCTAAATCATGGCCATATCCTTTTTGACAAGTACAAACATCGAAGTCGATGTCTTTCTTACCTTTGATCCATCCGTTGAAATTACAGAGGATCAACGCTCCAACTATCTCACTAATGGAGTTATGGAAGGAGAAGTCAAAGAGGATGCAACGAGATTCACTATCAAAGCTCTCTCTCCATCCGATCGGGAGGAGGCCGAAGTCCGCGCGGGATCATACACTCGAAGCGAACTCGGGAGAATGCTTTGGATTGAAGCTCCAAGCGATGATAAAGAAAAAGCACAATGGCATCACAATTTAAGCGAGGACGAGAGACAGGCTTTCGGATCTTATCAGTCTTATCTTAATCAAGTATACATTGAGATGATCCGATCCTCCTTGACGAAGATTAATGGGGAGGAGGCCTCTCTTGATTCCATCCAATCGATTCGCCCTGAATCTCATAGAGTGCAAGCAATTACAGAACTAGTCCTCCACATTCAAAGATTGAGCTTAGTTGGTGACTCGGGAAAATAGCTCTCGCCTCCTCTGTATGGATTCCATTTAGTGGGGGCCGCTCGTGGTCTTGTGATCAATGCCAATCTAAAAAAGGATTGAGACGACTCCGAGGAAATTGTGGAGGAGCATTCCAAGCGGGACTCCCTTTATCTGATACGGATGAAAGAGGACGCTTTATTCCAGGATATCGCGTTGCTCCAAATTGTGGAGAGTTCTTCTCAGATCTCAAAGTCCGATCGTGTCCTATTGCGGATATGAATCGACTCGCTCCAATCATTACAGCTTATCATCGACATCGAAAAGGACTCCTATCCTTAACGGAATCTTTTAAAAGTCCTTCATGTGCAATCGTTGAAGCCTATGATATATTAGAAAATAATACGGATGAAATGATCCGACGTTCCCAAGAACAAAAGTTGAAGGAGATTAACAATGGCACAAACGCAAGTTGAAATAGAAGTCGAGTTAAGTGGGACGCAAAAAGTCGAGAAGGGGATTAAGGAGATCGAAGGAGGATTGGAGGGAATTGGAGAGACAGGATCAAAACTCACTAAAGCTCTCGGATCAACAAATGAGAAACTCGGAGAAGGCTTGGAGGCGGTTTCGGGTACGG